GATCTAACCATTGCTATCTGGTTTGCTACGAATCCAGCAGTACTACTTACTATTGAAACAGTCAGCTTGCTGGCAAAAGCAATTGCAACTACTCCCACAATATTCACTAACGTGTCCATATTTTCTGAAATAGACTTCGTGATGCTGATAAGCCCAGAGAGAGCACCAGTTGAATCAGAAAAGGCAGAAGCTAATTCTGTTGCAGTAGTTTTAAGATTTCTAACTTCTCTTTCTAGTGTGAGAGGAATATCACTTGCTCTTTCAGCAATAGTGTCTGTTTGTTTTAAAATGGCATCGAATACATCCTTAGATAAAACTTCACCAGCTAATACAGCATTACGTAGTTGTGATGTGGTTTTACCTAATCCCTCAGCAATTGCGTTTGCAACTTCTGGGATATTTTCTATTAATGAATTAAATTCTTCAGCACGAAGTATCCCAGCACCAAGACCTTGACCCAACTGAGTTAAACCAGCATTTAGAGCAGCACCACTTCTGTTTCCTTCCAGTCCTAATTGTTGCACAGCTTGCACAACTTTTAAAATATCTGTGTTAGTTGCTCCCAATTCTTTAGCACTGATTGATAAACGTTGGAACACATCTGCATTTAATCCTATTTGTGTTCCTGTTGCTTTCGCAATACGAGAAAGTTCAGCTGACACTTTTGCATAATCACCAGTTTGCTTAGTGATTAATTTTAATCTGTTTTGTAAAGCAGTGTAGTTGTCAATTGCAGAAAATACTTCTCTGGCAGAAATAGCTGTGAGGAACACCCCTATCCCTTGGGCTGCTCTTCTAGCAATTGTGTCTGTTTCTGAGAGAGATTTATTATAATTTCTATTAGCTGAGGTGGCTGTGTTTAAACGTCTAGAAAGATCTGTGACTGAACCTGTAGTTCTATCAATTCTTCTACCAACACGCTCACTTGTTTTACCTGTTTCTTCAAGAGACTTATTCAAACGACCTGTTTCTTGGTCTGTTTTCTTAGCTCCTTTGTAGATATCATCAAGCGTACGAGTAACTTGTTCACCGCCCTTTTTAGCCTTAGAGCTTTCTATTTCTACGCTAATAGGGACATCTGTCATTTACTCGTACCTTTATTACGTTTCGAATTTACATAAACAAAGAATTCAGTATCGAGAGTTTGTATATACTTAATAAATTGTTTATTATCATTATAACCTATACAGCATGCATAGGAAAGAATTTCTGAAATTTTTAAAGGCTCTGGTCCAGTATATCCTGCTCCCCTTGCTTTGTGTAAAATCCAAAATCCTTCCCATACATCATTTAAGTCCTCAAACAAAATTGGTCTATTCGACCATATTTCTACATCTTTGCCTCTAGCTATTAAAGGTTGAACCTTTTCTGCTATTTCGTCAAATTTTAGTTTCCATCTGAGGACTTCTTGGAGTTTTTTACAGACTCCTCTTCTTCAGTTAGTTTGAATGTTTCTTGTTCAAGAGCAACATTCACAATTTGACCTTTTAGTCTTTTTAAGCGTTCATCTCTTAATAATTTTAAAGCATTGTCATAACTATACTTCATTGGTTTTAAAGTATCAGGATCAACAATTGCTTCTCCTTTCCAATCTACCAAAATAGTCTTAGCTATTGCCTGAACATGGATATTTTCATCGATATCTTCATCAAGAGTTCCACGTCTAATTTGTGCAGCATATGGCTTTCTTAAACGTTCAAGAATTTTCTTATGAGCTTTATTACCGAAGGCACAAATCTTAAATTCAGCACCTTTCATTAATTCAACCCAAACACCATTTTCTTCTAGATCGAGATCAGTGCCATAAGCATCAAAAATATTAGTCATAATTATAACCTTTTACAGAGTTGGTGGGAAGTAAAAAGTCGACTCTGCAACAACCCTACTTCCCGAATTTATTCTAACAGAGTTATGCAGGGATTCTAGTAATTCCCATCATTGAGGAATCTGTAGTATCCAGCTGGCATTCAAAGTTCAGTGATTGAATAACATCTTGGTCTTGTCCACCAACGTTACGAGCACCACTTGTTAATTTAGCACTTGGGAAGTCAAACACATAATCATTCCCAGCAGCATCACCAACAATAATACTTAGTGACTTAGTGGTAAAGTTATCCAGAGCAGTTAACAATGAATTATCTTCATTATGTAATTCAATACTACCTGTGATATTAAACGTACCACCACCAACTCCAATTGCTCCTAGATTGCCCAAAGCTTTCTTCTCTCTGAGGTTAGGAGTAGCACTGAAGTTAAACGAGGTCACATCGAGTGAAGTCGCAGCATCATCAATATAAATTGTTAGATTTTCAATAGTATTCATTGAGTCTGTCGATGCAGCAGCTGTTGGGCTTCCATCGCCTTGTGTTGATGTAGCACGAGCAGCAGCTTTACCTACAAAGTCAAAACTACCAGTAATTAAATCATCTAAAGCAAAATTAAATGAGGCAGAATTTACTTCCATTCCTGTGAAATAATCAAACAGGCTTGAAGAAAATTGTTTTTCAATTAAGAATGATTTTTCTGTCACACCATTTTTACAAATAGCACCTTTAATAGTTACTGAATCTCCAGCAGCTTCGTCAGCTATGGTTAATCCTGCAACAATAATCTTGGCATTACTAGGCTTTGAAGTAATTTTAGCAAAACCATTATTAGCACTTTCAGTAAATCCAGCAATTTGAACCCATTGTCCAACAACAGCATTCGTAAATTCAGAACCACCTGAACCAGTGAAAGAGTTGTCTGAGTTAGCAGCTGAAATAGTGGTAGCACTAACACTTAATGCTGTCCCAAATGTACTACGCAGAACACCTTCAAATAGTGAATCATAACCACCATACATTAACTCAACGCCCAAAGAGCCAGAAGCTCCAGTGGAAATACGTCCAATTTTTGCTATGTTGGCATCACTACGTATGATTGCAGATTTCTTAGTTGCAACAGTTCCTATTAAACTGTCGTTGGTAATATTTAGATCAGTCATTTTATTACCTGTACTTGGAGTCTCTCCCCAAGTACTCTCGGCATAAATTCTGATCTGAGCTTGAGAACTATCAGTCATGGCGATTACTCCTTAATTTTATTAACATTAGACTTCTTTGGTTTTTCTTCAACTAAAACAGCAACTTTTTGTTCGATAAGTTGAAGACCTCTTTCTTCATCGATTAATTGAACAGTTCCTTCAGCAACTGAACCTTTTTTACGAAGAAATTTTATTTTTAATTTTTTAGGTTCCATATAATTACCTCATGTCATCATATTGATATGCAGTGAATACATTAAGTTGGTAATAGCCATTTGCTACACCAACCCTTGTTATCCTACTCTCTTTAAACAAGACTCCATCAGGCAATAATTCACCCTCCAAAGTATCTGCCACATTTTGTGCAATATCGTTTGCACTTTCAGTAGTTTCATCCACAGGAGTAAAAACTTGAACAACAAAAAACCCTTCATGTCTTACTCTTCGTGTAGTGCCAATTGAAGCAAAATTAGCGACATTTGGTTGAATAGAAACAGCTATCCAAGCTGAATCCTTATCCAAACTAGAGTCTTCACGCACATTATCCCATTGTATCTGGGCTGCAACCACACCAGTGAAATTTGTAGCAAAAAATGCTTGCATCTGTTTTATTCTGGTGTCAAAACTCATTTGTTATTCCTCGCTTTTGCTGCCTGTACTGCTTTTTCTACAAAACCAGCAGGTGCTTGAGCACTACTACCTTCATTCAATCTACTAATATACGGCAAATTATTTGTAAAGTAAATAGTATCACCCAACTTTGCCTTATCGACCGTGAGTTGAGCATCAGTTAATATTTGTGATAAATCGTCTGGTTTTTGTTTAATAGTTTTTGAAGATGTTCCTATAGATGGTATCCAGTTTGACCGTGCACGACCTGTATCAACTGGAGTTGCAAACACTAATGCTCTATCAACTTCAAGAGCAACTTCACGAAATTTCTTCGTTGTGGTATTTTCAACTTCAAGTTTTACCTTCTTTATATGCTTTTCCAGACGCTTTAAATCAATTGTCATCTTCTTAATTGTAATTCATAAATTAACTTTGTTGAAGCTGGTTT